GTTGCGGAGTATTCCAACAAATGGGCGATTGCGTGTCGTACCCTATTGGAGGTAAAACGCCCACGAACTTCAATCCGTGCCAAGTGGAAAAAGGTTGGTGAAGGTTGGACACCCATTTCCGTTTCCAAAAAAACATTCCGTGGAAATTATGTGGCATCTGGTCAATTGGTGAATTCTATTCAACCCGCACCCAAAGGGTTGGACATGGGGATTACAATGAACCAAACTGCCGATTATGTGCAGAACGGAAGGAAGCCAGGCAAGGGAATACCATTGGCATCAATGCGGAATTGGACAAAGATGAAACGCATTCAACCGCGTGATTTATCCACGGGAAAATTTAAGAGCAAGGCAACCGCCGAGGGTATGCGGTTCATGATGAATAGAAAAATCAAACACTTTGGTATTGAACCATTCCCATTTGTAACAATGGCACGAAAGGAAATTTTACCATCATTCAATAAGGCATTAACCAAGGCCATGGCCCAAGACATAAAAGCAAGATTCAAACGATGACATTCAACGAACAACCACAAGACATAGCGGGGTGTTATTCCCCATTAATGTACCAATTTTATGATGCGTTATACACCGCAGATTCATTCTATTATCAATGCGATGTGTATGTGTGGAGTGGCACAACGACAATCCCAGGTTCACCCAATTGGACAATTAACCGCAAACCCGACCAATACGGAAGTGGCCGTGGATGGATTGATATTCACAAATTGGTGCAACAAGAAGTGGCACAAAACTTTTTGGATAACCCAACATACAAACCAAACATCGGCAATGGTGCAAAACGGGTTGCGGTCAAAGTTCGTGGGGCATACAAAGTTGCGGGTGTTGATACCTATACGGCATATGTAACATCAAATGTAATTTTGGTAACCGCGGGATACACCTACACGGCCCAGGGGTTCAATGTGGGCTATCCAACCAAATATGTGTTCACCGATAAAACCCAAGTGACATTAACCACGGCAACGCCATCCGCGTATTTGTGGTATGATGCTTCCGTAATTACTTCAATTACTTGTGGGAGTGCCACAGTAACCCCAAACGCGGTTGGTGGTAGTAGTTCAAACACAATTCAAGGAATCGAAATAAAGCAACTAATGACCGCTGGGGGTGTGTGGGGTACGGATGCCAACATTACCTTCGTTAAAACGGGTGATGATGTGGTTATACCCGTTGATTTTGTGTGTGAGAATAAGTATGGCCAACAAGATGTGTTGTTCCTAAACAAATACGGGGTGTATGATTCGTTTTTGTTCAATGGTGTTTTCCGTTCAACCTTTGGGGTGAGCAAAGAAAAGTACGAACAACCGATATTCAAACAAACCAATATGGCCGAATCGTGGACATACGGAGTGCCAATTACCACAAGTTATTTGGTGAATTCCGTGCAAACGATGACTGTGAACACCGATTGGATTAGTCAAAACGATGTTGATATTGTTGAGCAAATTTTTTATTCAACGAACCTTTTGGTATTGGATAGTGCCGAGGTATTATCAGCCCGTATCGTTGATACCACATTTGAAAAGAAAACCCGTGTGAATGAAAAGTTGATTTTGTACACCATCCAAATGGAATACAACCAACCGAAGATTAATAAAATGGTACGATAATGGCGATTAGATTTTCAATAACCATTGACGGAACGCCCGTTGACCTATTCAACGATGAATCCGTACCATTAACAAGGCAATTAAAGGATTTAACAAACCTTGCCACCATTTGGACGGATTACACCAAGGATTTCCAAATACCCGCATCCGCTACCAACAACGCCATTTTTAATTCATGGTTTGATGAAAATGTGAAGTTGGGTGCGTGGAATCCTAATTTGGGAAAAGATGCTACCATATTCATTAACGGATTGCCCGTGTTTGAAGGGCGTGTTGAATTGATTGGGTGCAAATTCAAGGATGGGTTGCCACAATTGTACAACATCATTTTTTATGGCACGACCAAAAAATTATTGGATGATTGGGGTGAAACATTGATGAACGAAGTGGATTGGTCGAATTACAATCACATCGCCAATTACACGAATGTATTGACTTCATGGGATCAAGGTTTATTGGATGACACATGGAATCAAATTACCACCCAATGGCAGAACATTACCACCACATGGAATCAAGCCCCATATAGCGGTGATATTTTATGGCCGATTGCAGATTACAACCAACAATGGAGATATTCCACATTAACGGGGGTGAACGGAAACATCTTAAAACCAAGGGGTGTTGAAGTGGATGATTTACGCCCCGCAATTCGTTTACGGGCGATGCTCACAACAGTGTTTGAGGAAATTGGGGTTACATTGACGGGTTCGTTTTTATCACGCCCCGAAATGGATGATTTGTATGTATTGCCAATGCAAACGGCGGGGCCGTTGTACGATCCCGAATATGTTTTACCTGGAACATTTGATGCAAGTGTATCGGCTTATACTTATGTAACCCGCACAACGGGGGCGGTTAATTACACGAAAATCATTTACCCAACAATCGGTGCAAACCCATCGGGGAATTACAACACATCAACGGGTATTTACACGCCAAATCGGTCGGGTAATTACACATTCCGTATTGGTATTAATGTCAATTTCATTTCGGTGTTGAATACATCCATCAGTTTTGTTGTGATGGTCAATGGCCGAGTAATGTATACTTATGTACAACAAACGAACACAGTTGGAACGACATATTATTCAAGTAATTTGGCATTGAATACGGGCGATGAAGTAACGATTGGTTACAACACATTTTCCACAATCGCCGCTGCGAGTATTTTAACATTTGATTGTAGCAAAGCCCCACAAGGGATTAATGGCAATTTGGTCAACATGGTGGATGCGATGCCACAAAAACCCATCAAAGATTTTGTCAATGGGGTGTTGCAAGGTTTCAACTGCATATTGGTTCCCATTGGTGAAAAGCAAATTGAAATTCACAATTTGGCCGATTGGTTGGCATTGGGAACAACAAAGAATTGGTCACCATATGTGGATGTGAAGGACATTCAACACGATAAAATGCCAATACCACGCCATGTGAGTATGGAACACCAAGAATCAACATGCTTGGCAAATGCGTACTACAAACAAATCAACAAACGGGAATATGGATCAATTAAGTTCATGCCGTTAATTGATTACCCAACGGAGGAATTTAACATTGAAACCCCATTCCATGTGATTGCCCCCCAGGCGATGAACCAAGTCAATTTGAATGGGCAAATAGTACGCAAAACGGAATTGAACATCCCCGTGTTTTTGGATACCGATTTCAAACCCGTTCAACAAGATTACACCTTGTTTTACTACGGAGGCAAACAATCGGTTTCCGATGTGTGGTATTTCAATAATGTTGTGCAATATGTGATGCCGTTGATGACACCATATTCCGATTACCCAACCATTTCAAATAGTTATTCAAATGCGTTTGGATTGGAATTGTCATTGCGTGGTGATGCACCCACAAAAACGATGTATGATTTGTATTGGACGGAATACCTTACCCGTATGTATTCAACGCAATCAAGGGTGGTTAAAATGACCGCCGTGTTGCCCGTGGGTGAGTGGTTGAACCTTGAATTGAACGACACCATCGCCATTTCATCCAATTACTACAAAATCCAATCCATCCAATACGATATGTTAACGGAGATTGCGAACCTGGAATTGGTAACATACCCCGATGTGGAAATCATGAGGTTTACCACCACGGGGCAACGGCCCGATTTTACCAACCCCGTTGAAGTACCCGCTGGAAGAACATATTTGCGGGATTATTCGGTTGCAAAAGGTATCATGAATTCCTACAAGTTCAACGGCCAAGATTATTTGGACACCAACCAAGATGAGGACTACAACCAAAATAGCGTGTCGACATTGGTTCATCAAGTTGAGAACTTGCAATCCATCGTGCAGTTTAACCAAATCACGATGTACAACAACAACCCCGCAACCCGCACAACAGATTCAACCTTGTGGGATACCATCCCTATGGAGGAACAAGAATCAATCGGGTATGTGCAGAACATCACGGCCACATTGAACCCATCAAAATATGTATGCACCGATGGTGGGCAATACAAGTTCACGGCGATGGCTTCGTTTGGTCAAAGTGGAAACAAATCAATTGAATATGCAATCCAAATCAACGGCATCAACACAACGGCATATGCTGCCACGGATTCAAATTTCCATAGTATTCAAATTGACACCATATTGGATTTGGCCCCCACGGATGAAGTAACATTTGTTTGGAAAATGTACACGGGTGGTTCGCACACCATCACCATTTTGAAATCCAACTTTTTAATACTCAAAAAATGATATCATTAATCATAAAATTAGCACAATCCCAAGAATGGTACGGGGTATCCGATGCGGTGGAAATCGCAAAGGGCAAAAACCAATATGCACAAACTTGGAAG